GGTCCTGAACAAAATCACCCAGAACAGCAAGCTCGCCATCATAGCAAGCGGCATTAGCCGAATCGGCCTGGAACATAACAGTCTGAAGTTTTGTGTCAACGTACTGAGACTCCATTCTCACAGGCTGAAAAAAGTGTTTATTAGCCATAATTAGTTTTCCTCCTTAAATTTTAGCCAGCTTGTCAATCAAAACATTTTTCTTTGACGTGCTGGGTTCAGTTTTATTATTAGAAAGGCCGAAAGAAAGTTTCTGCTCTTTTTTGGACATTTCTTTCTTTTCTTCTTTAGAAGCAAGATACTTTCTGTATGCTACTTCTTTGGCAAAATCTTCAACACAAGCAAACTTGCCCTCGTCGCGCATCTTAACAAGCTCCTCATGTGTCTTTTCATCCATATCTTCGTTTTCGTCGGCAAGGATAGCATCAGTATCTTCCTTGAATTGAGCCATGCGAATTTCCTCTAACTCTTTTTCAGCAGCTTCACAGCGTTGAGCCATTTCGCACTTCTCTTTCTCAAGAGATTCCACTTTCTTTTTCAGTTCCTCTTTTTCCTCGTCGTCATCTTTGTCGTCGTCGTCATCATCATGCTTATCCGATTCATCTTCGTCATCTTCAGCATAATCGGTTTTATTACCATCATCACGAGTGGTCAAATCAACAGAACGTCCTGTAATTTCGTCCCAAGCAAACTCTTCGCCCTCGGAATAATTCTCAGCAAGTTCTTTATCAACCTCGAACAAACAAAGTTCAGATTTGTCCTCAGCCATTTCTTCTTTGTCGCAATCGCACTCTTGAGCAAAAGCAAGTTTGCCATTATAAAGTCCGAGATAAGCAAAGCCAGAAATTTTGGCTGCTTCAATAAATTTCTTCATCTTTTCCTCCTTTTCTGACTTCACCAGTCCAAGTCTTTTACGAATTGTTAAAGCCTTTTTGGCAACGCTTTCGTCATATTTTTCTCCGTACTGTTGTGCGCTCAACAGTCCACCAGCATTATAAACGAATTTGCCATTTTTATATTGCATAACCGGATATTTGAGCTTTTCAGATGGAGATTCTTCCCATCCGTCTTGTACATCAAGATATACCGATTTTACAAGCGTTTTGTAGTTTTTAGCTTCTAAAACTGTATTTCTAAGAGAAGTCTTATCCACATCTCCCCAAGAATCATTAGAAACTGCCTCTTTTGATTTATCAACCGAAATTGGCTTTCCGTTCCCATACTTATCTTGTTTTGAAAACATATTTTTTTCACCGCTAGATGTTACACCATATTTTTCAAGTATATCAGAAGAATATGTGTCTCTATTTCCACTTATAGCAAATCTAAATTTTGACTTATAAGTGTTAAATGTATTAGAGTTTTCATAACCATCAAGAACTAATTTAGCTCCCTCTATACCCTCTTCAATAGGATTACCATATTTATCTTTACCTAATATAGTAATGCCCAAGAACTTCCAAACTCTAATTTTCTCAATCCCATCCTCTTCCCACGAGTCAATAGCCTCTATTTCGACACTTACTTTCTTTGTAATTTGCCGTTTAATAACTTCAATAAGGCGTTTATTGTATTCCACCCAAACATAGGCTGAATTAATAACAACCCAATTCTTCCCATCAACTGCCTCAATATAAATATCAGCACTTTCAGGAATTACGCCAACCGGCTTTTCAGCGCCATCATAGTCATAATCATAGAAAGTGTCACCGTATTGGTCAATATCCATTCTAGAATTATGCTCTTCTGCGTCTCCAATCTTTTTATTAAAATAGGCGAGAATTGGTTTATTATAAATTGTGGGAATGGATTCCTCAAAACCATCTCTCAGGAACTCTGAGCCGTTTCTGTTGACTGTATCAGAAATAGCATACAACTTGAGCTTCAAGAAATCTCCGTTGTTAATTTCTTCAACGTCTATTTTAGATACAGGCATTGAAAATACTTTTGGCATCCAATCACCACCCCTCTATGTATACAAATCATTTCTTTTTAATACCAAAAAACTTATTGATATTAGAATCCATCTGCATCCACTGAGTAGGTGTATCACCATTCATCTCAACATAATCAACAAAACCAAGCGCCATTTCTGTAAATGGAACAAGCTTTCTAATAAACTTATCGAGATGTTTTAATGTTTGTTTGTCATCCTCAGCAATTGCCAAATCAATGACTTTTCCGACTTCTTTTTCAAAGGCAATCATAAAATCAAGCAATGATGCAAACATAGATGTCAAGTTTTCATATTCTTCCATATGAGCTGCAACAGCTGGTCTATGCAAATATGAATTACGAGCAGCAGCATATTCAGCAATATCATCACCAAGAAGCGGAAATTCATGCGCCATCTCATAATGAATAATATCCGATGTTCTTGGCATTACAAACTTTACTCCAAGTTGTGTTACCAAGTTGTCACAAATACTATTTCCAGTAAAGCACAATCCGTATAACCCAGTGAGCGCTGATTCCATTCTATCAGAAATCAGTTTCAAGATAACTCACCCTCTTTTATAAATTCTTTATATTCACTCTCTGTCATTTCAATTTGTTCTTTACAGATTTTACAAATTCCTTTGACTTTTGGCGGATATACACCAGTCCATTTCTTATGTGAAAAAATTATGGTGGAATGTCCGTTTGAATCAACATGCTGACAGTTTTTCTTATTACTCATAGTCGTTATGATGTTCCTCTATATAAGATTCTTTGCATTCTTCGCTACAAAACGGATAATATTCATCCGATATTTCTCCGCCACACACAGCACAATGTTTTAAAGAAAAGCGAGTATCGGAAGTATTTGTTCCCGAATCAACACTGTTTGCTGTATTATCATTTTCTATCTTGTCTAAATCCATTTTTGGTCTACCAGAAGTTTTCGTGTCTTTATTAGACATTCCAAACGTATTGACAAGAGGCTTGAATTTGTCATAGATGCCAGAACTCTCAACCCACTCAATATCCGTTACAGCGTCCAAAAGCGTCTTGTCGTGATAAGACAAATATTTTGGCAGAAGCTCTACTTGCCCCATAGACAAGCTCTTTTCAACAGCAGACACTTCGTCCTTTTCACTGAAAGCATCGCCATGAATATAGAATTGCCAACGGAATTTCAAGTCTCCAAGATTGTACATCTTTTCAAGGGTTATATTACATGCCCAAGCAAATTGGTCATACATTCTATCAATAAATCTTGTCTCTATAACCTTACCAGCAGCAACCTGAGCAACTGACGGTTTCTCTGTTGTCGTCATAAGTGTAGAAGCTCCAGACGTATTGATAAGCTGTTGTAGTCCCTTATTATAGATTTCGCCAGCGTTGGGAATTTCTTGGAAGTGATAAAGTGTATTGTTCTCTGACGGAACGATATTATAAGTTGTTCCCGGAGGCATACTGGAATTGACTTTCTGTTCAAATGCATTTACAGCTTCTGGCGATAATCTAAAATCGTCTGTATATGTGCCCGACTTATTATCGTCATGCAATGGCATTTCACCAAGAAGCATTGAATAAAGCGGAACCGTCAAAAGTTGCTGTTGAAGCAATGAGTAAGAAGCCAAATCTTGTGCCTGTAACAACAAGGAGGCAAAAGGCGATATTTGTAAATCGTCAGATTCTGTGAACGAGAATACAAAGCATTCATCAGCAGGAAGCTCTTTCCAATAGAACCATGACATAGTGTCCTGATTGTACTCAACAACAACATCCTCTGGAGTTTTATATGGGTCAATCCATCTATGCCCCTTTTCATCCACAGTCGTTGCGTCCATCAATTCCGCATAATATTTTGTGAATATAGCCGGGAATTGTCCAAGCTCCGTACCGGCCTGCCAAAAGTAGGCAAAGTTAAAAGCAACTACTTCATAACTGTCAGTAGAGTGTTTGATAATCTTATACCAATCGCTCGGAAGAACTTGGAAGTGAACGTAGTTTACTCCCTCTTTGTCTGTTGTGCTATTATAAGATTGCCTAAGATAATATGCCCTCTTGCCCTCTGGAATAACCTCTGCTACAATCCTGCGGAATTGCTTCTGCGGATTGAGCTTCTTTTGCCACATGTCTACGAGTTTCCAGTCAGACTTAAAACGAGGGGTATTCATTTCCTCTTTCTTAACATATCTTGGCTCTATGTAACTTCTATACTTTAAGATTCCCTCATAAAGCATTTGAAGCCTATAAAGAGGATATGTGAGATAAATCATGCTATGAGTTGCTTCACGAAGCAAGAACTCATTATTTTCAGGGTTCTTTAATGATTCCTCTATTTTATCTCTATCGGTGAAAGAAGAACGTGTAGATAGTTGTTTAATCCTAGAATTAAGGAGATATGGGTCGTTTACAAAACTAGCACCGACATTAAGCATATATCCGCCGGGATATACGCCACCAAAACCAGCACCAACAGGGCTGCTAAATACCTGTTTCCAGCGGTTTTCAACTTGTTGAACGCTTACTGGCTGGCTCGACGCATTGTTTTGTTTCTGGCTGCTTGTCGGCTTTGTGCTTTGTGTTTCTCTTTGAACCTGTCTTGCCATTTACCTTAACCCCCTCCTTTCTTCTCTTTTCTTCTTTGGCATCTAAATATGCCAGAATTTCTCTCATTCTGCTTTGTCCTTCGTCGCTTTGCTCGAACTCTCTTAATGCTTTCATAGCGAACTTTTCGTTACACCAATTTCTAACGAGTTCAGAACACGTTGACAAATTATAAGACGGGCCTATTTCTTCAATAAGTCCGTCATTAAACAAGGCGCGCATTTCTTCAAATGTCTTGTCCGTGTCTAAGAAAAAGTCTTTTGCGCTATAACAATAATCACCGACTCTAGCCATAGTGTCCATTAGTACACGATACTCTGGTCGATTGTCGTCTTTGAAAGATATTTTATAAATCATCTTCTCATTCCAAATCCAGCTAATTTTCTAATATTCGACGCGAAAGGATTGTTTACACCATTTTTTCTTGAGTAATTCTTTGAAGAAACATAGTCGCTTATATTAACACTCTTGTTAATAGCAATTAAATCTTCTTCGAGTTGATTTATGAAATATAGTCCATAAATCATACTGATTATTCTGTCCTTACGCCCATTCTTTTCGTCGTATACCCATCTTCCACTAGGCAACTTAACAATTTGAGTTTTAATTGCTTCATCAACCAATTGTGTTGTGTTGGCAAACGGACCAAACATGTTGTTTGCCCTATCTCTCATTAAGTTGTCATTACTCGTTTTCATTGTTATATATTTATATCGCTTATTAAGCTCCTGAACGGCTGTATCTTCTTCAACAAGCAAAGAGATTCGTTTTCTTTGGAACTCAAGTTGCGCTATAACAAGCATGTTATACTGCATAGCCGATGCGCCCGCACCAGAAATCTGTATTGGAAACAACACAGGTTCTGCGTTTGGGTCTGAAATACGCATATCGTATTTATCAACCTTGTTCATAGTTTTCCAACCGGGGTATCTTCGATTGCGCACCATGTCTTTTGTGATATTACCACAAGCATTTATTGTTTCAATACCAATAGCGCCACCAGCGTCAACCACAGCATAGTCACACTCTAGGTCATAAAATAGCTGTTTTAGCCTTATAACCTGTTGGTCTAGGTTTACGCCACCCATTACCTCGATATAGGCTAATTCCTTATCATAATATTCTATGTTTTCAATACACCTAAACACCGTGATAACTGTCAAGTCGTTCTTTCTACCAGCGCCAACAGCGATATCCATGCTTATAACACGAATTTCTCTTGGTTCTTTCTTCTGATAGTATGGTAATGCTCTTAGAATACCTTTACATTCTATATATTCATCATCAGTTGGAGGCAACAACGGAACCCTAAGTTGTCTAACGCTGTTCACTTCATCAAAAGTAAACATAGCGCTTTCAGATTCACCATGCGGAATAACCTCGAACTCCATTCTAAGCCCACTAATATCAGCGTTCCTATCATGGAACTGATTTTCAATATATGACTTTCTAATTATACCAGCTTCAATTGCGAATTGATACGGCAACGATATAGCACACTTTGACGTATCGCCCTCTGCTATACACTCACAATAATATTTAAAGTCTTGATAGCTCCATTCGTCTTTATACCCGATAGAAGTAAGATAGATTGTAGAGTTGTGTTCTCTTTCTTCCATATACTTCGAAAATCGAGTATCCATAGCCCATGGCTGGTCACGATTGGATTTTGTCAAGAAAGGAATAAGAACTTTTTGAATTGTAATTTTACTCATAAGGCGGCTTTCGTCCAATATAAGAATATTAGCACGAGCGCCACGAGCGTTGTCCGAACATACAACAGCTTCAATTGTAGAGCCGTTAAGGAATGTTATTTCAGCGGAGTCTTTGCCAATAGAGATATGCTCTATTTCTCTTTCTACGTTTGGCCTGCCGCTTTTTATCTCATATGCTTTTTCTGTGAACAGAACTGCCTGATGCATGGTTGAAGATGCTACTTTAATTGTAATACCGGGATATAATATACACTTTGCTATACAGTAAACCATTGTTAAGAACGACTTACCAAGTCCACGAGAAGCAAAGAATATAAAAGAATTATCCTTTTTACAGCTTGGGGAATCCATTAAGTAAAGGAGTATTTGCTGGAAAAGCTTAACATTAACACCCATATACTCCAAAACGAATCTATGAATGTTAAGTCTCCAATAATCTATCCACTCGTTAAAGTTTCCCCAAAATTGTGAGGATTTAGTCTTTTTCATTTGCCTCACCAACCTCTACTGGCGGAGACTGTTCTTCGGTATTCGATGGCCCTACGAAATCAACCGTATAATCTTTGTAGTTTTCTTCAAAGTCTTTTACATACTCACTATCTCTACAAAGCGTCTTAGAGATAGCCCCAGCAATAGAGCGCCAAAACTTTTCAAAGCTATCAACGTCTTTGAACGCTTTGTTCTTTGTTATAATTGGCCCCTTTGCTTCGGCAGCTTTAATAAACTCACCAAGAGATGTGAATTGTGATTCACCAGTAGCAGTAGCCGCTTGTTTCTTAGGAGTAAGTTCAGCGTCTTTCATCAAGGCCTGAAAGCTTTTAACCTTGTCTTTTGCATTTCCACCCTTTTCACGGGTTCTTACAATTGAAAGCTCCTCATAACAAAGCTGCATGACAAGTTTTTCTCTTGATAATCCATCAATTTCACACTTATCATACCACTCGTCATATTTATCTTCAAGCCAGTACAAGTCTTTATCTTCAAAATTCCCCCATTTTTGTCTAAGATTAGAAATAGAGGTATATTTACGAGAAGTTATATCTTCTTCGTCGTCCGGCTGTGAATAAACATCGTCATAGATTTGTGCAAATGTGGATTTCGCTACAATATCTCTAAATGGTTCTCCATGTAAATTGCTTTTGCAGAACTCCTTATCTGAATCAGGGATTTCGCCTGTATAAAGCCATAATGACACATCGGACAGAAAGTTCCCAATGAAACTTCCTTTAAGGACGTCTCTTTTACCGTCTGGTGTATTATAATAGTCAATATACTTATTTATAAACTCTGATATAACTGGCATATCAATCTTTTGACAAACAACCACCAAAGACTCTTTTACACCATACTCTTTAATATATCTTTTAAACAGTTCATTCAAACAATCTTTGCAAATTGGAGACGTTCCGTCAGACACATCTGAATATGTTGTGTAAAACTCCGTCTCTCTGTCTTTGAACTTGCCACACTTACTACACTGTTTAAATGTAACTGGCACTATGTAGACTGGCTGGCCTTTTATACTTGTTAGCCTTTCTCCGAAATACTCTTGAGCGTACATTCCATACGCACGCATCTTTTCATCAAGTTCTTTTGGAAGAACTCTATATATGCTTGGGTCGCCATATTGAATCATATTGTCAATTGCTTCTTTAATATCAAGAATACAATCAGATACAACACCATCAATGGTATTATCTATGACTCCTGCTTTGTTATGGTCAACCTTATATTGTTTCAATAGAGCAATTTGAGCCTTGCTTGGCGCTCCGCGATTGGCACGTCTAACACCATCAGCACCACCAGTAAAAAACACAGATTTTTCCCTTTAAAGGAAAAACGAGCAAAACCGTATCCGGTTACAGCGCAGGTAATGATTTGTAGCAAAGAACTTACTACATTAACATATAAGGTGGTAATCAACGTGTTATTATAATTCATCAGCTCCCACGCGTTTTTAATATTCTCTATCGTAAGTGACTTTGGCACCCAAATTACACTAGCATCATAAATCTGTTCCGCCGGTCGAAAAGCCATTGATAGCATATACAACAGCGGATACAAAATTACAAAAGACAAACCCAAAAGCAATGCATAGCGAAATATCGACCATGCTACTATCGTTACATGGTTGGATAATCTCCGCATTCTACGTTTTTGAAGCACTGAGCCTTTTGTCGTGTCAATCATTTTTTTCACCTCCCGCTGTTTATTCATCGTAAAAGATATGGCGATTGATTAAGACATATACTATCGCCAAAACCAACATAACCGCCAGATAGTATATCCAAGACATTGCAGCACCGACCTCCAGTTTCATATCCTGTGTCTGTCTCTGAATATATACCATAATCCGATTCGATGAGTCGGTAAACTGATCGATGATCGTATAAATTACATTCAATAAAATCATAGGACTTACCATGGGAAATGTCACTTTCCAGAATGTCTCCCATCCGGTAGCCCCCTCAATTTTAGCGGCTTCATACATTGCAGTGGAAACCGTCTGCAAACCGGCTAAAAATATCAGAATCTGCACACCAGTTCTCCAAATCAGCTCAAACAAACTATCCACCATGCTTGTCAAAGAAGTGATGAAGGATGTACCGACGCCTGCTTCTGACAACAGATTTTTCAGGAAATCCACACTGAAC